GACAAGATATGAACGAATTCAAATTCGAATCATATCTTATTCAAAAACAACGAGTCAAAGAATACTTGGAGGAATGTTTCGTGCGTCAACTTAGGGTTGACAACAATGAATCCGATGACCTGATTGCTCACTACTGTCAGGTGGCTAAAGATGAAGATAAAATTATTTTTACCGCTGACAAAGACCTATTGCAACTCATCGATTCAACAACATCCATCTATTCACCGATGATTAAAGTGATGTATAAGATGGGGGATAAAGTATCCATTATGGGTAACCACATTCCTCATCAGAACATTCTAACCCTCAAGGTGATAATGGGTGACAAGAGCGATAATATTGATGGTATCGAGAGACTTGGTGAGAAGACTTTTCTAAAGTTTTTTCCTGAGGTCCTTGACGAAGTGGTTTCTGTAGATGATATTTTATCTAAAACCAATCAACTTCTTCAGGAGAATGAAACTAACAAAGCACTACAGAATCTTGTCAAAGGAAAGACAAAAGACGGTGAACTCGGGGAAACATTCTTTGATGTCAACAAGAGAATCGTGGATTTGTCCAATCCAATGATTAGTGAGGAAGGTAAAGAACTTGTCCAACTTTATTATCGTGAAACAATTGACCCCGAGGGTAGGGGGTCGAAGAATCTTATCAGAATGATGACAGACGATGGTTTCTTCAAATTTTTACCTAAAACCGATGAGGCTTTTCTAAACTTCGTCAAACCGTTTACAAAACTAACAAGAAAAGAAAAAAGAAAATTTAAACAATCAAATTAATTTTATTATGAAAGAACAAGATATTGTTAAAATGGAGTTTTTGATCACATTGAATAACAACATTGTTATTCAACGTTACTTCAATGTACGAGGATATAACTCCACTGCACGACTCTCCGTTGACCTCTATGAATATGTAAAAGATTTAGTGGAAGCGTTCGAACAAACTCTGAAAATGAGAACTGTTGTGTACATGCTCGACAACCAATATGAGATTATGGAAGATTCCACAATTTTAGACACTGACAATACCGATGCACCAGAAAATTTCAATTTTTTCATCAGAATCGGAGAACAGACAATTTGTCAAAGAACATTAGATGCTAAAATTTTTCCACCTAAAATAAGATACACCGTAGACATACGCCAAGAGGCAAAAAGTGTACTTCGGAACCTTACTGACATCTTTTCAGGGCGAGATTTTAATACTCAGTTCCTGAACTATACATTGGCTTGAGCGTATTTATAACTTACAGAAAAGGAAATAAAAATTATGTCAAAAAGAAACTTCGAATATCTCGGAAATACATTTCAATTACAACTACTAAACCAACTAATTTTAGATAAAGATTTTTCGCATTCAATTATTGACGTAATCGAACCTTCTCATTTTGAGAATAAGTACTTTAAGACCTTAATCCAATTGATCAAGGAGTACTATGTAAAGTACGATTGTACACCTTCGTATGAAACTCTTTCACAGATAGTCAAAAGTGAGTTCCCTCAGGAACTTATGTTGAAAATCTTGAATGATACCATCAAACAAGTTCAAGACTCACCTGTAGACGGTGTAAGTTTTGTACAAGAAAAAGCTCTAAAATTCTGTAAACAACAAGAACTCCAAAAAGCAATTGTTCAGTCTCAAAAAATTCTAGATAATGGTGAATTTGAGAACTATGAAAAGTTGGAAGAATTATTCAGAACAGCCATTCAAATTGGTGAAAACAACAACAAAATTGAAGATGTTTTCAATAACTTAGACGATGTACTCAACGAGGACTTTAGACACCCGATCCCTATGGGAATTGTGGGTATAGACAAACTCCTCAAGGGTGGATTAGCTAAGGGTGAATTGGGTGTGATATTGGCTCCCACAGGTGTTGGTAAAACAACAGTATTAACTAAGATTGCCAACAGTGCGTTCAACAACGGATACAGTGTATTGCAGTTGTTTTTTGAGGATAACCCTAAGGTTATTCAAAGAAAGCACTTTACCATGTGGACAGGTATTGCTCCTGACGATTTACCAAATCACAGAGATGAAGTTCTCGAGAAAGCTCGTGAGGTAAAAGAAGAAATGACAAATAAGTTATACTTAAAAAAGTTACCTTCAGATACTCACACGATGACTCAAATCAAAAATATGATCCGCAAGATGATTGCCGATGGTCATAGGATTGATATGCTTTTGGTCGACTATATCGACTGTATTGTTCCCGATAAAAACTTGGGTGATGAATGGAAAAGTGAAGGTTCAGTAATGAGAGGTTTTGAAGCTCTCTGTCATGAATTGAATGTTGTTGGTTGGACCGCAACACAGGGTAACAGAAGCTCTATATCTTCTGAGGTTGTAACCACCGACCAAATGGGTGGTAGTATTAAGAAGGCTCAAGTAGGTCACGTTATCATTTCCGTGGCAAAGACCTTACAACAAAAAGAAATGAACTTGGCTACCATCGCCATTACCAAATCTCGTATTGGTAAAGATGGTGTTGTTTTCGAAAACTGTAAGTTTGATAATGAAATGTTGGAGATTGACACGGAAAGTTCGGTAACCTTCTTAGGATTTGAAGAAAAGAAGGAAGAACAAAAACGTGATCGTATCAAAGAGCTCATGGAAAAAAGAAAACAACGTGAACAACAAAACTAAATTTTAAAAATTATAAGCAATGGAAGAGTTATTAGATATGATATCTAGTGATACACGATATGTCATCAAACGTAGTGGTGACAGAGTTTTATTTGAGTCTGATAAGATCAGAAATGCGGTAATGAAAGCTATGGAAAGCGTTGGTAAGGTCGACGAAGAAATGGCAGAAAAAATTGCACGTATCACAAAGAAAAGTCTTTACAGAGGAGATAAACTAAAAGTACCACACGTAGATGAAATTCACGATATGGTTGAAAATAAATTGATGGATAACGGACTAAATGATGTGGCTAAAGAATATATTATTTACCGTTCAGTTAATCGTCCAAATGTGTTCTCTAAAAGGGTGAACTTAAAACCTTATGAATACCCTGAATTGGGCGAATATGTTGACGCTATTCGTCACTCATATTGGGTTCATACAGAGTTCAATTTTACCTCGGACATTCAAGACTTCAAAGTACACTTGAATGAAAAAGAAAAAACTGCGGTACAAAGAGCTATGTTGGCGATTTCACAAATTGAGATTGCGGTTAAGACCTTTTGGGGTGATATCTACAAAAGATTACCTAAACCAGAGATTGGAAACGTAGGGGCTACTTTTGCGGAGTCTGAAGTTAGACACGCAGACGCTTACTCACACCTAATCCAACTTTTGGGTCTGAACTCTGAATTCCAAAATTTAATGGAAGTACCGGCAATCAGACGTAGAATCAAGTATTTGGAAAAAACGATTGCTAACTCAAAGACAGTTGAGAATCAAGATTACTTTGAATCAGTAATTTTATTTTCAATGTTTGTGGAAAACGTATCACTATTCTCACAATTCTTGGTAATCATGTCTTTCAACAAACATAAAAATGTGTTGAAAGGTACAAGCAATGCTGTTGAAGCGACATCCAAAGAGGAAAACATTCATGCTGAATTTGGATTTGACTTAGTCAATCTAATCAAGAAAGAAAACCCAACTTGGTGGTCACCACAGTTGGTTGGAGATATTGTCGACGCAACCCTTGAGGCTTACGAAGCTGAAGCTGAGATTGTAAATTGGATTTTCGAAATGGGAGATCTCGATTTCCTTACAAAAGCTCAAACCTTGGAGTTTATAAAACACAGATTCAACCTATCATTGAACTCTATTGGTATAGAAAATGTGTTTAAAGTTGATAAGAAATTGTTGGAAACCACAGAATGGTTTGATGACGAAATCCTAACAACCAAACACACAGATTTCTTTAACAAAAGAAGTATCAATTACAGTAAAAAATCAAAATCAATTACGTTAAACGACCTATTTTAATATATATAAAAAATCACATGGAAAATAGAAAACCTTTTGAATGGATAAATGAAGAGTCAATCACCTTTCTTCGCAGGGGGTATTTGAGTGAAGGTGAACAACCTTTGGAAAGAATCAAAGTTATTGCTGAACATGCGGAAAAATTATTAGGAATCGAAGGATTTGCGGATAAATTCTACAATTATATGGGTAAAGGATGGTATTCATTATCATCACCAGTATGGGCAAACTTTGGAAAAGTACGTGGACTTCCAGTAAGTTGTTTTGGTTCTAATATTGGTGACAACATCGAATCAATCCTTTATACTCAAGCTGAAGTTGGTGAAATGAGTAAAATGGGTGGAGGAACATCAGGTTACTTTGGTAATATCCGTGGACGTGGTGCTAAAATCACTGACAACGGACATGCACCAGGATCGGTTCATTTTATGAATTTGTTTCAGAGTGTTGTGGATAATATTTCACAAGGTTCAACTCGTAGAGGAAGATTCTCACCATACTTACCTGTAGAACATCCTGATATTATGGAGTTTTTGGAAATCGGAACTGAAGGCTTTCCAATCCAAGATCTAACTCACGCAGTTACTGTGACTGATCAATTCATGAAAGAAATGATTAGTGGTGATGAAGATAAAAGAGCTGTTTGGGCTAAAGTAATCCAACGCAGAGGTGAAATTGGATATCCTTATATTATGTTCACCGACACAGTGAATAACAATGCACCTGAGGTATATAAAGAAAAGGACATGAAAATTTATAATTCTAATCTTTGTTCTGAAATTGCACTTCATAATTCTGAAGAAGAATCTTTCGTTTGTGTTCTATCATCTATGAATTTGCTTCACTACGATGAATGGAAAGACACTGACGCTGTTGAGACCATGATTTATTTCTTGGATGCGGTTGTCACTGAATTTGTTGATAAAATTGACAGTCTCAGACACAACGGTACATTGGAAGGTCAAAGAGCTTTCTTTTACTTAGAGAAAGCATACAATTTCGCTAAGAGACAAAGAGCTTTGGGTCTTGGTGTTCTTGGATGGCATTCCCTTTTACAGTCAAAAGGTCTTCCTTTTGATAGTAAGGATACCGCTCGTTTGAATGTTGAGGTTTTTAAATTGATCAAAGATAAATCGTACAATGCATCAAAAGAGTTGGCAGAACAATTTGGAGAACCAGAACACTTGGTGGGTTACGGAAGACGTAATGTTACTTTGAACGCAATTGCACCTACAACTTCATCCGCATTTATCTTAGGACAGGTTTCTCAATCTATTGAACCAATTTGGTCAAATGCTTATGTAAAGGATGTTGCTAAAGCGAAAGTTACAATTAAAAATCCCGTACTAAAAAAATTACTTTCTGATATGGGAAAAGACACAAAAGAAGTATGGAATAGTATCAAAAAGTATGATGGATCAGTTCAACACTTGGAGTTCTTGACGGATGAACAAAAGGATATCTTCAGAACTTTTGCTGAGGTCAACCAATCGTCTATTATCAATCAGGCGGCTGTCAGACAAGATTTTATTGATCAGGCTCAATCCCTGAACTTGATGGTTTCACCTGATATGCCAACTAAAGATGTAAACAAACTTCTTATAGATGCATGGAAGTTGGGAGTAAAAACACTTTATTACCAACACTCAATGAATTCTGCTCAGGCTTTTGCTAGAAAGAAACTAAATCTGAATGACCTCGAATGCGTAGCATGTCAGGCATAAAACCCCAAAAAGGTTCATAACGCACGATAAACCCATCACAAAAGTGGTGGGTTTTTTTTATATCCTAAAAAAAATAATGGGGTATATTTATCAGATATGGCAAACGGCAAAACATACGGTTTAACTTTCCCCTTCGTAGATTCATTCGATGGAAAATATTTGGATCTTACAGATTTTCCTGCTGAGGAGGTCAGAAGTAATCTTATTCATCTTCTTCTGACAAGAAAAGGTTCACGTTATTTTCTACCTGATTTCGGAACAAGATTGTTGGAGTATATTTTCGAACCATTAGACGGACCCACATTTCAAAGTATTGAGGCTGAAATTAAAGATTCGGTACAAAAATTTATGCCACAATTACAGTTGACAAATATATCCATCACCGCACCTACAGGTGAGGCGGCCGGTCTTACAGCAACTGAGGCGGGTGGAGTTATAGATCCTGCTCTTAGAAGAACCAATCAAGATGTTTCTGATTATACGGCAACGGTAAGGATTGATTACTCAATAACTAATGATGTTTTCAACACAAAAGATTTCGTCATCATAAATATTTAAGATTATGGCAGAAAGAAGAATATCCTATACTGTAAGAGACTTTGCGGCGATCCGTCAGGAACTTATAAATTATACCAAAACATACTATCCCGAACTAATTGATAATTTCAATGACGCATCGGTATTCTCAGTATTTTTGGATTTGAATGCCGCAGTTGCAGACAACCTACATTATCACATCGATAGAAGTATTCAAGAAACCGTTCTTCAATTTGCACAACAAAGATCATCAATTTATAATATCGCGAGGACATATGGTCTGAAAATTCCAGGTCAGAGACCTTCTATTGCATTAGTAGATTTTTCAATCACAGTACCAGCCTTTGGTGATAAAGAAGATGAAAGATATTTGGGTACATTGAGAGCCGGAAGTCAGGTTATTGGATCGGGACAAATCTTTGAAAATCTTTATGACATCAATTTTTCATCACCATTCAATCAGGATGGTTTTCCAAACAGACTCAAAATACCAAACTTTGATGCCAGTGGTAATCTAATCAACTATACTATCACAAAAAGAGAGACTGTTGTAAATGGTATTACAAAAGTATTCAAAAGAGTAATCACTCCAAACGACGTACGTCCGTTCTTTGAATTCTTCTTACCTGAAAAAAATGTGTTGGGTGTAACATCAATTATACAGAGAGATGGAACATCATATTCAAACGTACCAACACCACAAGAATTTTTAGGAGTTAATGGTAGATGGTATGAAGTACCAGCTTTAGCTGAAGGTAGAGTGTTTATCGAAGATCCGACAAAACCATCAGATGATCCATCAATCAAGGTTGGAAGATACATCCAAACACAAGAAAGATTTATAACCGAATATACCCCTGAAGGATTTTTGAAAATTACTTTTGGTGGGGGTACA